TGGCGGAAGAGGCTTATTCCAACCTTGCTGGCCCAATCAAGAAGCAGAATGCCCGAAAGGCTACTCAGCCAACGGCTGCGACGAAGGTGTCTCGCGTAGAGCGACCCATCTCGCAGGCGGATACTGAGGATGCGATCTTGGATGCCATCATGGACGGGAAGTCTCCGCGAGAGGCTCGTCAATCAATCAGAAAGTGAGTTGAATCATGGCTGGCACTCCCATCCAAACTTTCAATGACTTCATGCAGGCTACTGGCCCGACCTATCTGACCAGCGCCGAATCTGTCATCAATGAGGCTGTGAAGAACACCTACGCTCTGTCTCGTCTCCTCAAGGACAAGACCAGCGAGGCAACCATTCAGGGTGGTAATTCGATCAAGGATGTCATCATGTTTGATGACTCCTCGACCTACGACCACTACCTGCCCAACGACACCTTCAACTGGCGCAACGCGCAGGTGCTTGACACTGTCACCTGCAACTGGCGCTTCAGCATCGACCACATGGCGTGGACTGACCACGAGGTCGAACTGAACGCTGGCGAAGGCGCTGGTCGCGACTATGTGAAGGCGCAGTACAAGCGTCTGAAGCGGTCGAAGGAACAGCGCATGTGGACGAGCCTGATGAATGGCTTTGAGGATGACCTGTGGCGCACGACCTTCGGCAACAGCGGCGAGATGGAGTCTGCTGGCGGCAAGTTGCCCTTCAGCATTCCGGCCTTCATTACCGAAGTGCCTGATGCTGGCAACCCCTTCGGCACGCGTGGCGGTTCTCCGCTTGGCTGGAGTTCGGTGATGGGTCTGGCAAACGGCAGCAGCGGCGAGCGTCGTTGGACGAACCAGATTTCGTACTACGATCCCGGCGCGAGTGATCCGAACCTCGCCCTGTCTACCAAGCCTGACATCGAGAATGTTCGCGATAACGGCGGCACGACCTATAGCGCCGAAGTTGGCGGCCTGATCACTGCTTTTGATGACATGTTCCTCAAGGTGCAGTTCACGCCTCCTTCGACTCGTCAGGAGTATTTCGAGAAGCCCAGCCTGTCTCGTCAGATGATTCTCTGCTCGCGTCTGGGTCTGAACCAGTACAAGCAGGCTCTGCGAGCCAGCAACGACACTCTGGTGTCGTATCAGGACGCTGCCTACAACGCTCCGGCGTATAGCGGCATCGAACTGATGTACTGCTCGAACCTCGACAACGCGGCGATCTTCCCGAAGGGTTCGACTTCTCGCACTGCTGCGGATACTGATCTTGCGAGCAATGCAGTGTCTTCGACCGTTGGTGCCACCGAAACTGGCACTGGCGTGACTGACAGTGGCGCACGATACTTCTGGGTGAACGGTAATTACCTGACCCCGATCTATCACGCTCGTCGTTACTTTGAGAAGCACGAAGTTCTTCGTCACCCCAACCAGCCCTTCACCTATGTGCAGGTGGTGGATTGCTGGTGGAACCTGTTCTGCAATAGCCGTCAGCGTCACGGTATCGTGGCTCCGATGAACCTCGCCTAAATCGAATGGGGGGTGGGCTAGTGCCACCCCCCACTTCTCAACACGAAAGGACTTACACATGATTTTTGCACCTACCGCTGGTTCCTACGGGTTCCAAGTTCACGGATCGGTCTGCCGCATGAAGAATGCGGAATCGTCTACGGCACTCGCAGTTGGCGATGTCGTCATCACTTCGCACGCCCATACCGCCTACACCTTCCCGCCGACTACTGAAGCGCAGGCATTGACTTCGCCGTTTTACAATGTCATCAAGGCCGAAGGCGATCAGGCTCGTCACAACGGTTTTGTTGGCGTTGTGGTGGAACTCGGCCAGTTTGCTGGCGCTGCTGGTACCGAAGTGCTTGTGCAGTTCGGTGGCACGGCTCTGGCAAAGGTCACTGCTACCGGAGCAGTGGTTCGCGGCACTAAACTTGTTGTGAGCGATACCGCTGGTGAGTTTGATACTGGCGGCGCAGCCACTGGCACCGTGTGTGCAGCAGTTGCGCTTGACGCTCTTGCAAGCGGAACCGCAAACATTCAGGTGCTGTTGCAGGGTGGTTTGTATTGCCCCGCAGTGGTCTGATTTGACACTGAACTGAACCTCTGGTGGGCGAAAGCCCACCAGAGGACTTACATGCCTACCTTTCAAGAAGCCAAGAATCATGCGATGCTCGCCATTGGCGGGGCGCCGTCTCTTGCTGCCAACCAAACGCGAGACGAGAGACTTGCCGAAATCGTGAATCAGGCTGGCAACCATCTGTTCTGCCGTCCTTGGCGCTTCCGCGAGCGCACGACAAAGTACATGAGTCTGGTGGCAAACCAGTCGTATGTGACGCTTCCAAGCGATGTTGAGGAACTTCTATCGATTATTTCGACACAGTCTCTTGGATACCTAATTGAAATGGTCACTCCAGACCACATGGAGCAGTTGCGTCAACTTGGACTGACTATGACTGGCCCAAGCGTTACCCATGCCTGTTTGGCTCGAACTGAGCCAACACAAGGATATGCTCTTCCATCAGTTCGTCTAGATATCTATCCAACTCCTACGGCAGCAGTGACTGACGCCATTGCAGTGCGATATCGGTCAAGTTGGACTTCCATTCCATCAGATCTATTGCAGGCTGGCGTTCCATTACTTGACAATCAGTACCAGATTCCAATTCCTAAGTATGTTGATGCACTTTTCATCTCCTATGTGCGTGCGTTTGCGCAGGCATATGAAGATGAGGGTCTATCTCAGCGTATTGCAGAGATTGAGGCTGGCCCAATCCTTGCTACAGCGTTGACCAAAGATGGATTGCTACAGCGTGATCTTGGACGAATCCGTCCAAACCGACCCGCTTCATCTAGCAACTGGACTCGTCCTGATTACGGCTATGTCCAGAATCCGGACTGACTATGCAATTTAGATACCAGTACAACTCTGATCTCGTATACATGACCAACGACATCGTCCGACTGGAGAAACTAACATGACTTACTATCAGCAAAATGTTCTGGCTGCTATCAAGACCGATACCGACAACCTGACGCTTGCAAGCACTACGAACGCAACCGTACAGACCAGTGGAGGTGACAAGTCCGCTACTTCAACCCGCCCAGTGAGTGGAAGCGGATCTCTCGTGTTCAACGCGGAAGGTCTTTCGTATATGAAGATTTATCCGTTCTTCGAGAACACCGGAGGTAACACGGTTACCAGTCCGACACTGCGAGTCATTGGATGGAATCTGAATGTGGCATCTGGACTTTACATTCCAGCACTGCTTTGCGATGTTTCAATTACCCTTACATCATCCAACGCGACGATCAATTCTGCATCGCTTCGTCAGGCACTCACAATTGCCAAGACCAATGGTGATGTCAAGACATATAGCAGTGCATCTAGCCCAGCATGTGGTGTTGCAATGCTCGTCGATACGCTTGGGTGCCAGTTGATTGAACTGGCATTCCGCGCTGCTAGCGTCGGTGGAACTCCTGTCGCCAATGCTTTGTATATGAGCATCTGATGAATCGAAAGCGCACATTAGGATTGGCTCCTGCGGAGTTCCGAGTTCGCAACAGAGCCGCGTCAGTTGGTAGTGACAATGACGGATCCACGCTGTCGCTCGACTTCACCACGGGTATCCTCGACCCGCGCCTGACGTTCACACGCACTACCAACGCCACCTTCATCAACTCGCTGGGGTACTTTGAGTGGGCGAACTCCAATATGTATTGGAACACGGCGTTTGAGGGATTGAGCGGATCAAACCCGTCACTGACCTCATCCGGTTGGGGATATGCACTATCTACTGGTGGAACTGCCGTCTTCAACGGAGATGGAACGGTTACGGTTACCACGACGGCTGCGGAGCGTAGAGCGATCTTTCGGTCGTCCGGATTTTCTGGTGGCGGTCTTCGTGTCTTTGCATCTGTTGATGTAACGATTGCATCTGGATCGCTAGAGGCGAGCCAAGTGATCGTCACTGGTACACCAACAAACGCTCAGCACTACGTCAACGGTGTCATCTGGAACAGTTCCCACCCGATCTGGAACGGCGGAATCCTCCCTGTCGGTACGCAGTTCAACATTGCCTACGCGACCGACTCTGTGACAAGCGGAACGACGAGCATGTATTTCGGTGTCGGTTGTTCGTCGGTCATCGCCGGATCTGCCACGTTCTCCAATCCTCGTTGGACGATGTGGAAGGGGAGTGCAACTGTCCCGTACTACCCTAATACTTCCGCGACCAACAACAGTACGGCGGATCGTTACAAGAGTGCTGACTACCAAGCCCCACGCTTCGATTACGACCCAACCACGCGGGCTCCTCGCGGTCTTCTAATGGAAGGCAGCACAACGAACCTTGTTACATATTCGCAATTTGCATTTACAGGATCAAACCCCCCAACGGGGTGGACTTCCCCTTTTACGGGCGGCCCGGGATCCGCAGCCACATCAACCTACGGGACACTTGACGGGGCAAATGCGTGGACTCAAAACGCAAGCAACACGCGGCCTATGTTGTCTAGCACAGCAATTGCATTGACAACCGGGAACACTTACACCGTTTCGATGTATTTGGAGGCGGTATCTGGAGCGCTTACATACCAAGATGTATTGTTGCTAAATCCCAGCACAGCAACTCTTGGTACTCCGACCTATCGAAAAAATGGGGAGACTGTCCTTGCTGGCGATATTGCGGAGGTTGGACGCATTGAAGCAACGGTGTCCTGCACAGGAAGCGGAAATGCAAACCTTCGTTGTGGCCCGGGTGCGAACGCCAACTGCACAGGAGGCGCAACATTTTCACGACCACAAGTTGAAGTAGGCGCTCAAGTTGGTTCTTATATCCCTACTGGCGCAAGCACCGTGGCGCGAACAAGGGATGAAATGACGATGGCTAACATTTCTGGCCTTGCTTTCAATCAACGAGGCGGAACTGTATTTATGCAGTTGGAAGACAATCCGAGGGATTTTGAAACTTTCCCATACTTCGCTGCGTTTGAACAGTCTCCGTCTGGAAGAGGTTGGACATTTGCACGATTCAATAACAGCGTATCGGCGGGACGACGAGTGTTTGGTATTGCGTTCAAGCCCGCTAGCCCAAACCCAATCACACTCATTAGTTCAAGTGGAATAAGTAGGCCGAGTGGACAGTACAAGTTTGCGGCATCCCTTGACACCTCACTTGCAAGAATGGCTATTGTGGTAAACGGGGGGTCGGCTGTTGTAAACGCAGATACAGCAGCAACTATGACAACTATTGGTTCGTTGAAGTTCAATAATACTACAGAAACTGCCGCAACAGACTTTTCGTCTGTATGGGTTGCTCAATTGAAATACTGGCCCATCGTTTTTGCAAACGAATTTCTTCGGACTATTACCACATGACAGACTACTACCTGCGCACAAACACGGAATCGCAGATGGTTGATGCGTTTGCTTCAATTGGTGTTGAAGTAAATTGTATTGATGGAGAACGCAACATCCTTGACGGAAAGCGCATTGATATCGGATGGATTGGGCCAGTAACTATTCCGATCACTAATGGCGAAGATCCAACGATTCAAGAGCCACCGTTCGTGGACAATAGATTCCATGTAAACCTGCGCGTGGAGGGGGAACTGACTAAAGCACAAATCACGCTTCTTCCAATCCTCGATCCACCACCATCAAGTCCGATGAGGGTGTGGGCCTAAGCAGGGTAATAGCATGACTCTTCAGCCAGATCAAACTGTTCGCCTGTGCGCTAGAGACTGGATCGCAATTGTTGCAATCGTTCTGACTGTGTGCGGCGCAATGATCACTAACTTCATTTATCACGATCGCGTGCTGACCCAACTGGTGGTTCAGGCCGAAGTGACTAACAAGCGGCTCGACAAGATCGAGTCCAAACTGGAAAGGTAAACACATGGATTTCCTGAGCAATCGAAGTTGGAAGACCACTGGTTCTGGCATTGCTGCGATCCTTGTTGCGGTTGGCAGTGCGGTTGCCGCGCTCACCGACAATGATCCGACCACCAACGCTGACTGGGGTGCGCTGTCTGCCGCTCTGGTGGCTGGCATCGGCCTGATCTTTGCCCGCGACAACGACAAGAGCAGCAAGACGCTCAAGGTGAAGTGATGCCATGCTTCAGTCTTTCATCCAAGCGATCCTGTCCGTGCTTGCGAGTACGGTCGAGCGGTTCGCACGCGAAGGCAAGAAAGCGAAAGACGCTGACAGCGATGATCGCCTTCTGCGCCGCGCTGGTGGCCGGATTAGAGATTGGATGCACTCGCGCAGTTCTGGTTCCGGAAAGCAGTCCGGTGAGGATCGGGCCTGAGACTAGGTGCCACATCTACATTCTGGAGAATGGAGAGTGGATCATCAGTGACAATGAAGTGATTCTTCCAGAGGGTTGGTATTGCGTGCCACCTTCGTATGTCGAGGACAACTAATGCCAACGGTTATTCAAATTCGCAGGGATACGAAAGCAGTTTGGAGTGCATCTCTCGTACTTGCTGCTGGAGAAATCGGTTATGAAACCGATACTGGAAATTTCAAGGTTGGAGACGGCACCACCATTTGGAGTTCACTTGCATATCAAATGCCGTATATCAA